ATTGTGAAACCTGTTTTAGAACGGAGCATAATATTCCTCATGGAACTATGTATGAACTTTGTAGGTCTGTTCACGCAGAAGCAAATGCTATTGTTCAAGCAGCCAAACACGGTATCGCAATAGATGGAGCAACTATATACATAACAGGAATTCCTTGTTTGATGTGCGCTAGACTTATTATTAATGCAGGAATAAAAGAAGTAGTTACTGCTTTTGATGAAGATGAAGACCAATTCCAAGCTTCTCTTGAGTTATTAAAGGATGCAAAAATTCCAGTTAGAAGGGTGTAGCGGTTTAATGAATTGTCCTAGATGCAATAAATCACACTATAATACTTTTACAATCTGCCGATATAAAGAAAGAATACCTATAAATAAATGTGTTATTTGTGGGTTTCTCTGGATTAAAGATGAAGACTTAAAACTCTTAGCTAAGGATGAGTCAAAGAAATTGTTTATAGAAACTTTGAGGACTATGGGGAAAGATGACAATAGAAAACCAAAACGAAAAGGCGGTGATTAAGCTATCTTCTGAAGTTGAAGAGAAGATAGTTGATAAGATAGTTGACCTTGCTCAATATATGGGTGAAACCAAGTTTTATCCATATCAATCTCCTTTCGCTCGTCGCTTAGTACAAAGTATTATTACTAATGAAGGTGCCACCCTTTCGGCACTTTTTTCTCGCCAGTGTATTGCTGGCAAAACTTATATCATGGACCGTGAAGGTAAAGTTTCTTTTCTTGAACAACACCCTGATGCATGGAAAACAAAAGACTCAGCAGAAATGTATGAGATAAAAACTTTTGGTGGCCATGTAATCCATTGTACTGAAGAACACCCTATTGCTACTGAAGATGGGTGGACTCCTGCTCAATGCATTGAAAAGAATATGAAAGTAGTTGTTTTAGATAAATGGGAAAAGTTTGGTGATGGTAAGATACCGTATAATAACAAAACTTTTACCATGAGTGAAGATTTAGCAGAACTTGTTGGGTGGCTTACTGCTACTATTGGAAGTACTGACGAGATAAAAATAACTATTGCACATGAACGTGTTCATGAACTTATATTAAAGTACTTTCCAGATACAAAGATGCATGTTAGAAAAAATCAACTTCTTTTGTATATAGATGGAGCTTTAAAAACTTTTTTAAAGCACATCATTAAGTATAATATACATGGTGTTCCAGACGGAATAAACTACTTTACTAAAGAGCAACTAATAAAGTTCTTTTATCCTCTATTTAGAGTTCAAGGTAAAACATATAAAAAACCTAACACAATAAAGTTTGTTTTAAAAGACATTGAAAGATATAGGCTTGAGTTTTTTAAAGAGCATCTTAATAAACTTGGGTTACATGGAAACCTAGAACGATGGGTTGGTTGGAACTTAATCTTCCAATGTGCTACTAATTATATCCGCTTTAAAGAACTTTTTGGTGAATTATTGCCTCAAGAGTTCTTCCCACCTTTTTATCGCTATCGAGTAAGAACCCAAAATACCTTTGAAGGTGAAGATGGGGAAATCCTCACTTACGCGAGAGTGCATTCTGTTTCTAAATACCAAGGTAATTATCCCGTATGGGATATTACTGTTCCCGATAAAGGATGGTTTTTAGCTTCTGGTATGAAAGTGCATAACTCAGGAAAAACACAAGTAGTAGCTATGGTTACTGCTGCGTGTATGATTATTCTGCCTACTTTAGCTGAAAAATTCCCTGAAAACTTTGGTCTTTTCCAAAAGGGATTCTGGGCAGGATGCTTTGGTCCTGTTGGAGAACAGGCATTAACAATGTTTGATAGAATTTATTCTGTTTTTACTACAGATACTAGCAAACAAATGTTTATTGAAGAACTTAAAATGCCTGTACCAGCACAAGGGGGAGCTAGAGGAAATCTTATCAAACTCAGAAATAAGTCTTTTGTTCGTTATATGTCAGGAAGTAAAAGAGCAAAAGTAGAATCAAAAACCTACCACCTATTAATCTTGGATGAATGTCAAGATATGGAGTCTTTTAAGATTAAGAAATCTATTCTTCCTATGGGTGCTGCTGTAAACGCTACAGTAGTGACTACTGGTACTCCAGATGTTTACATTGGATACTTCTATGATATAATAGAACAGAATAAAGCACACGATTTAAAAAATCCTTCTCCTTCTAAGCAAAGACATTTTGAAGTTGACTATCAAGTGGCACAGCGATATAATAATATGTACAAAAAGTACATAAAAAAAGAAATAGCAGGATTAGGATTTGAATCTGACGAATTTAAAATGGCTTATCGCCTTATTTGGCCTATCACAAAAGGCATGGTATTTACTAAAAGTCAATTAGAAGAAAAAGCCTATAACAAATCATTGAAATTCGTAAAAGAGTATAAAGACACTCCTTGTGTAGCAGGACTTGACTTAGGAAAAGCACAAAACTCTACTGTAGTAACTGTGATAAGGCCGTTTTGGGAAGATGCAGATGAAGAAGGGAATATGCCTAAACAAGTTCTTGATTTTATAGAACTTGAGGGTGATGAATGGGAACTTCAATACCCACAAATTGTTAACTTCTTAGAAAACTATTGGATTGATACGTTAGTGTGTGATTCTACTGGTGTAGGAGACCCTGTAAGAGAACGACTTGCTTTAATGATGCCAAGAGTTAATGTTGTTCCATTTATATTTAGTCCTAGCTCTAAAGACATTGGGTATAAGTATATGTTGCAGGAGGTAAACAACGAGAGGTTAATTATCCCGGCTCATGTGCAAGTTAGAAACACAAGTCGGTTTAAAAAATTTGAGCATCAAATGATAACTTTGAAGAAGCAGTATAGTGGCAAGTTTTTAAGCCCAAAACCTGTAGATGCCGATAAAGGTCATGATGACTTTTGTGATAGTCTTATGCTATCAGTCTTTGGAACATATTTTGAAGTAATGCCAGAAATAGAAGAATCTGATAACACCTTTTTCCTGTCATCAAGAGACAATATAGAGCAAATATTTGGTAGAAACTACAGTAGACCAAGAAAATATTGAAAGGGGGTGAATAGTTGACATACGCACTACCTGGAAACTTTGATTCACAAGTGTATTCAAGTACTTTCTTTGCACAAGTGTTTAATTTTGGTCCTGACCATTCTGAACGGGTTACTAAGTACCAAAACTGTTGGGATTTTTATGACGGTACTCATTGGACACAAAAAGCACCTGAAGGCTTTGACCAAGTTACCATTAATTATTCAAAAGCATTTGTTAAAAAACTTAGAAGGTTTGCTTTTAGAAGTGCTTGGACTATGACTTTTAGTGAAGAACAAATCACTGAAGGAGTTGATAAGTGGGTTAATGATGTATGGAAAGCAAACAGCATAAAAAGAGTTACTAATGATGTTGCTGATTTTGGAGGAATTTTTGGTGATTGGTTTATTTACCCTCAATGGCTCCCATCTAATGACGATGATGAAGAAGAGCCTACTGGAAAACCTTCAGACGTAAAACTTGTAGCGTTAGACCCTAGATATGTATTTCCTCAATACAATTCTAAAACAGGAGAAATTGAGTTTTGCATAATCCTTATTCCTTATCAAGATTTCACACTGATTAATAATCAATTTGAATTAGAAAATAGAATCTACAGAGAGATTCACACTAAGGAGAAAATTTACATTCAAGAACTCAATGAAAAAAATGAAGTTATTGAAGATAAAGTTATAGACAACCCTCTTGGAAAGATTTTAATAGTTCATGGTGTACATCAACCTAAAGCTGGTAGTTTCTTTGGCGAAGGAATCATAGAAGATGTAATGGATAGTAATAAACTCTTTAATGAAAAAACATCAGATATTTCAGATATTTTAGATTACCATGCTGCTCCTATTACAATTATTTATGGGGCTAAAGCACGACAGCTAGAAAAAGGAGCAAATAAAATTTGGTCCGGTTTGCCAGCAAATGCTCGTATAGAGAATCTTTCTAGTGAAGGCAATATTCCTGCTGCTAAAGAGTTTTTGAAAGACGTAAAAACTTGGATGCATGAACTTGCTAGTATTCCTGAACAATCTCTTGGGGGAGAAAGAAAAATCAGTAATACAGCGGCGGCTGCTTTAGCTATTGATTTTGAACCAATTATAGAGCTTGCAGATGATGTTAGATTCTATTTTGATGAAGGTATAAGAAAAGTTAATGAACTAATTATAGACATAGGTGTTTATACTGGTGCGATAACTACTTCTCTAGAAGATTCTGACCTGTATGACCATTCAATAGACCACGGCGCATTGTTACCTAGAGACAGAAGTATTGACCTTGCTGATATTGGTGCTGAACTTAATATGGAAGTAGAATCTAAAAAAGGCGCTATGCAGAGACTTGGGGTTAAAAATATTGAAGCTAAAGAAAAAGAAATTAGAGAAGAGCAAGAAGAAGATAGAAAGTTTGAAATGGAACTTGAAGAAAAGTACTCTATTGAGGAAGAAGAAGAAATAGTGGAAGAACCTGATGTTTATGCTTCTGATGAAGGAGAAACAGAAGAAGAGAAAAACGCTAGAGATGCTATCAATAAAAATCCTAATGTACATGGGCAACAAGTTGCTAATGAGAACATAATTAAGAAATCTTAATGAAACTAAAAGATGGAAGGCCAAGTCTAATAAAAGATTGGCCTTCCCCCTTTTTTGCCTATTGCAAAAAATTAATGTTAACCCTTTAATAAACCGATATGTAAAATAACAACACTGAGAGCAAGGGGGTGAAATGGCTAGAGGAAGTTTTAAACCTGAAAAACCTGCAAAAAATACCTCGCAGGATGGAGTGTTTAACCGTGCGGTTAGCGAACTAAGACCAAATATTATGGATGATTCAGCCAATGCTGATTCTTGGGCTAAAACGGTTAACCAAAGGGATTGGGAAAGTCCAACTTCTGAAACGGACAATCCTAATGATGATTTATAATAATAGGAAGGAGTTAAAAATGCCTGAAGAACTAGATAAGGAACTTGAGACGATGAAAGAAGACGAAACTGAAGAAGAGACACAAGAAAGTGCTGCTTTAGGAGAGGGGAAAGAACCCGAACCAAAGAAAGAAACTAAAAAAGAAAAGTCTTCTGACATTGATGAATGGAAAAAATCTTACGAAGCTGAAGTCAGAGAAAAAATTCGTAAGGAAGAAAAAGATAAATTGTATAAATCTTTTGAAAAGTATAAAGAAGATGCAAAAGCCGCTGAAGAAGCGCGTAAATCGGCTGAAACTAAATTGCAAGAATATGAAACTTCAAAGCTTACTGCTGAAGAACAAGCAACTCTTAAACTGACACAATTAGAAGAAATGAACAAGAAAATGCAAGAACAAATGGAATCTCTTGTTGATGAGGCAAATTCAAAAATTAATACGTTGCAGATTGAATTGGTTAAGAAAGAAGTGCTTGGTAAATATGGTGATGAAATAATTCCTGCACTTGTTACAGGAAACACTATTGAGGAAATCACCGAAAGTGCCGAAAAAGCACATAGAGAATATGTTTCTATTCGTGACCAAGCAATTGCTAAGTCGAAAGAAGCCAGTAAGCCTAGAAGTAATATAGGTACTGGAATTTCGCCGCCAAGTGATAAGCTTAATGCAGGAGTCAATGTCGCTGACATTAATAAAATCTCAGACCCAAAAGTTTGGGAAGCTAATAGAGATAAATTCTTAGAAGAAGCCTTAAAACCAAGGTAAAACTAATCAGAGAGAAAGGAAAGGGGGTGAATAACTAGAATGACATATAATCTTACTACTGCTATTGCTCCGACTGCTGGTACTAACGTAATTCTTTCAGAAGTGGTGTTAACCATCTATTCTAAAGATATTATGTTTCAAGCACAGCCGGTGCTTAGATTTGACCAATTTGCTCAAGTTAAAACTGACCTTTCCGCTACTCCTGGTAAGCAAATTACTTTCTTCAAATATGATAACCTGAGTGCAGGTGGAATCCTTACTGAAGGTACTGCTATGTCTACTCAAGCATTAGCTGGTTCTCAAGTATCAATCGCCGTGTATGAATATGGTAACGCTGTTGCCGTTTCTAACATGCTGTTGGTAACTGCATTCACTGATGTTATGGCTGATACAGCTAAACTTCTTGGACAGGACTATGCTAAAGTGATTGATGGTTTGGCAAGAGACGTTCTTGAAGACGGTGCTGGTAGTACCGTATTTGCTAATGATGCTGCTAACGTTGATGCTGTTACATCTTCTGACTACCTAACATTGGAAGAAATTAAAGACGCTGTTGAGGTTCTTGCAACCAATAACTCGCGTAAAATTAATAACGACCATTGGGTATGTTTTGTGCATCCGCACCAAAGTCGTAGACTTCGTGATGATGCTGATTGGGTAACGGTTGGTAAGCTAGACCCTCAGCGTATGTACAATGGGGAGATTGGCCGTATTGATGACGTTATTTTCGTAGAAACTACACAAATAAGTATTGATGCTAACTCTGCTGCTACTCCTGTTGATGTTTACTCTGCTATTATGATTGGAGACCAAGCCTTCGGTAAAGCCGTTGCGCTGCCGGTTGAAATGCGTGATAATGGAGTTGTTGACTTCGGTAGAGAGCGTGACTTAGCATGGTACACTATTTGTGGCTATGGTGTTCTAAACGAAGATAATATCGTTAAGATTGCAACTGCCTAATCAATAGATTATGTTGACAATTTTAGGGGGTTATGCTAAAGTATTCATACAATAGTATAACCCCCTTTAACTATAAAAGGAGAAATAATGAGTAAAGCAAGAAAAGCTGTTTTTGAAGAAGAGGATGCTCTACAGAGCCTTGAAGAACTAAAAGAAGACACAGAAGAACCCTCTGAACCTACGAAAGATGAAATTGAAGAGTTATTTAGTGACACACCACTAAAAGTTGTAGAAGTTCCTACCGAAGAAACTATGGTAGATGTTATCCCACTAAGAGATGGCAAATTTTCCTTTGGTGGAACTTGGTATTACCTAACTAAAGGTAAAAAGCAAAGAGTTTCAACTCATGTACGAGACTTTTTACTTCAAAACAAACAAAATCCTAGAATAAAGGATATTTACTAATTTGGTAGATTATAATGACATATTTCTAGAAAAAATAGGGCAGATGGATGAAGCTACTCCTAGCTGGTCTGATGCTAGGATTGAATCCTTTTTGGATTCACAAGCCTATCTAATATCTAGAAATTATGCTACCCCTTGGGCAGATTTTGATTCTGTACCAGATAGATATCAATATCCAGTTACTATCTATGCTGCTATTCAATATTGGTGGGGTAAAGCTGGAGAATTTGCTACTCAATTTGATATTTCTGTTGGGAGTAATACAGCACAAAAATCCTCTCAATTATTCTATAGAGCATTAGAAATGATTAAGTATCTAAAAGAAGAACTAGAATCAATAGCCTCTGATATGCTAGATGAGGGTTCTTCAGGAGATATTATAATAGGAGACTTAGTAAAACGTAGTAAAATGACAGGATACTTAGTGCCTAGAAGTGCTGACCCAGCAGGAGATTGGCTTTCTTAATGGGTGAAGTTGCTAACACATTTGGTCAAATTATTGGTGATTTACAACGCGCTACTGGTAGAGCTGGTGGAGTAAGATTTGGTAGATTCGGAACCCGTGGTAATGAAGCCGCATCTATGTTAGTAACTCTCGATAAAGAAGATTTTGCTCTGGCTACTGGAAGAATGAAGGCTTATCAGCATATTCCTTACTACACAGGGTTGTTTGTATTAAATAAGGCAGGCCATTTTTTAATAGGTAAAGATGGACCTGTACAAAGAGCTTTTGATACAGAAAAAGA